GAGAAAAGCACAAGAGATGATTAGAGATGGGCAACCTAAAGGTTCATCATCTCCAGCAGAAGGTGGCAACCTACTTGCTAACCTCATTGACATCAAGAAAGGTTTTCTTAAGTTAGACCAAGAAGACCAAGCCCTCTTACGTATGCGCCATCACGAGAGCTTTACCCTGCAACAGATAGCACAGGTACTAGAGTGTGCTATCTCTACCGCAGATCGCAGGTGTGCTCAGGCTTTGCGTAGATTGCAGGATAACTTGGGCGGAGTTAGTCCGTGGCAGTAACCTTCACCTTTAAGTGTATTTGTGGGGTACAAATTACTGCAGATACTGAAAAACAATTAGAGACTTTACTTGAACGTCATTCCAGGAACAGTTCTATCCACGATGAACAAGGCTGGCAATGAACGAAGAGTTATTATTTACCTTCTTGCGTGAGAGTTTGTATCCAGATTTAGTAAAGTCTGAGGGCATCTTTGATGCCTATGACTGCATCTCCAAGCAAGCAGGTCACTACATAGAATTAAAATGCAGGGCTGCACACTACAACACCTTGCTAATTGAAGAGATGAAGTATCGCAAGCTCATCACACAAGCAGCAGAGCGTGATCTTGTTCCCTTCTACATCAACTCTACCCCTGCCGGTATCTTCTCCTTTGACCTATTAGATTTACCGGAGCCAGTATGGTTTAATCACCAGATGCCAGCGACAACTGAGTTTGATCGCGTTGAAAAGGTTGAGAAGTTAGTAGGTTATCTACCCATAGAGGAGGCGGTGCAGCTATGAACCTGAAACTAATCGGTGGACCTAAAGATGGTGAAGTTATAGAGATACCAGAAGACTCAAAGGTAAAGTTTATCAATCACGCTGATCGTATTACTGATGATGGTGTAGTTTATTACGATATCCACCGCATTGATGGCGAGTACGTTGGAATATTTAAGGAGCCTGAAGATGCAGTATGACTATCGTTGCCCTGATTGCAACAGTGAATTAACTATTGAACGTAGTATCCACGAGGAACCACGTGAGCCTTCTTGCTTTGATTGCCACATACCAATGATACGTAAGTGGGACTCGCCCTCTATCACCTTCAAGGGTAAAGGGTTTTACTCTACTGGTGGATAGTGTATGCTTTAGATCTTGGCAAGCGCCCGCTTGTTGAGTGCTAGCAAAAACCCCACCGGTTCTGCCGATGGGGTTTTTGTTTGCTAGTGGAAAGGGTTAAGAAACACCAGCAAGATTATTGTAGCGGGTCAGTACCAGCCTCGTCTATCTGAGTGTCCGAGAGCGCGACACGCACTCCCTCCATAGCGATGACCAATGTATCGTATGCCGTGAAGGATTTGAAGTTCAGGTTGTCCACTACGTTCTCTAAGGAGTTGAGCAATTCCAAAAGCCGAGCTTCTTGGTTTGCCCGAAGAGTCTCTTGGGCGAGCAAGGTGGTCGAAGCGGGATTCACGGGTCCAAAGGGTGAGTAGGCATTGAACTTGGTTGTTGTTGTAACCGAGTGCCTTTGCGTAACTAACTGCAAGTGCTTTGTTCTCACGCTTTTCCTCCATTGTGGCTTTTGTTCTTTCGACTACGCTTAGGTCTTTTGGTAGTTCTTCCCTTGCGTTGTGGTCCGGAGCGAACACCCATAGTAACGCTAACACGGGTATTCCTAGCAACCCAATTCTTACCTTCTGTCTGGTCATTCTCTTTCTCCTCCGCTAGCAAGTCTCTATACAAGTTAGGATAGAGATGAGACAGGCGCACTAATGCCCTGTCTCTTGCTCGTCTGTAGTTTCGATAGTGAATTGCCTGCTTACCGCTGACTTCCTTACTCTCCATTGATCTTGTCCTCCCACACTATAAGCACATAGGCTACCACCATTACTATGATTATCCCTAACACTAAGTTCATCTACCTACCTCCCTTGCCCGTTGAATAATCTCTGTTATGTCTATCGTTTGCCCTACTAGATGAGCGTCTTCCTCATCGCTATCCCACGCACTCACCAGGACTCTACTGCCGTTAGGCGCAAGGGTAAGCCACTGCATACACTGCTCAGCACTAGCTCCACCCCACTCGTTCTCTCCCTCTGGCGTAACTACTTCATAGAATAGAATCAGGTCAGACTTTGGCGGGTGAATCGTGTACACGTTACTCATTCTTTATCCTTTCCCATTGCGATAAACCATTCACCTAATTCAATTAACTCACTTTTTGAAAGGTAACTAAGTTCTTTTTCTCCCTGGTATCCCGCTATTGACAGTTCAAAATACTCTTTATCTAAAGTAACAAGTTGTGCTGAACCATTGTTTAATGCACATTCGTATACTATCGCACTAGATTTCATCGTCTTCTCCCTCGAACCCGAATAGCCGGGACATAGCCGAGTTAGCCCGGCGTAGGTTCTTGATAGCTTCCGCTATCTCTTCCTCTTGTAGATTCTTCTCAGCTTGATTTATACATAGGTCGAACTTAGCTTCTAAGTATTCTCTATTCATCACTCTCTCCCTCTAGTTTTTGTATGTATGCAAATACCTCAGCCGCCTTGTCGTATTCTCCGTCATAATCAAAGTTATTCTTAGCAATCTCCAAAGCTTCGATTAAGATTTCCTTATTCATTACCCTCTCCCTCATTAGTGGGTAGTACTCTACCCTTCCATTGTGTTTCGATTACCTTAACCTCGTCCTCACCCGTAAAGATGTAATTCCAATCCCACTTACGGGGATCTCCGTCATAAGTCTCTATCTCTAGCGTTACTAAGTATCTATCTTTCATTAACCTACCCTCTCACCGGGAAAGTCTCTGAATAATTCTTCTAGTGCCAGTAGGAAAGTGCTCGCCACTCCATTAGCTATCACACTCCCATTACTATCATATGACTCTATATCCCAAGCTCTTTCAGTAGGGCTTTCACTGTCATATAACTCCCTCACGCTTAGCGTGTATCGTGTCTCGCTCAGCTCGTACATATCAGCACTCATTTACTTAACCTCTTCCACTATTACATCATCATAACCGGAGCTTATCCACGCTAGCGCGATTCGATCCGCGTCCACTTTATTAAGGTAGCCCGGGTTTACCTCTCCGCCACCTACCCATACGCTATAAGTAACCATTACTCTTCCCCTCCACACTCACAATAGTGACCATCGGTATAGCAGACATAGAGCCCGCTAAAGTGTGTGCGATAACCGTAGCTGCGGTATCCATCGCTATCTTGCACATAATATCTCCCGTGCATATCTTGCTTAGCCCCGGCTATCTCGCGCTCTCTCTCTAGTGTAGTCATTACGCTACCGCCCCTCTAAAGTAGCGATCTATTCTTGCTCTCGCACACTTAACGCATATATTGACCGCGTCACCGTCGTACGGGAATAGTTCCCCGCAGTCCTGGCATACTGTCTCACTCATAATCTAACCCTTTCGCTAACTATCTCACTAACTCTTAGTAAGATACTACCTTACTCTACCGTATTAGGGCAGAATAAGATAGTACACCACTAAACTATTAGTCTATGTATCGCATAGGCATAAGCAAGGCTCGCCATTCTACTTTAGTAACGGGTAGGTGAATAATTATAGGCTTATTCTTACCGGTGAATTCTACTCGTACCGGGTTACCTTTACCGGCTATCTTCGCGTAGTCAGCGAATAGGGCCGGGTTAAACGCGATCTCACTTAGATTCTCTCTCTCACTCTTATTAAGTAGGTCATCGAAAGTCTTAGGATAGTTAGCGTCTAATAGCTGCACGGTAATAGAGCTCCCGCTCACGCTCACTGTCAATAGGTCACCGATACGGTTAAGAGTTACGCGTGAGACTTTATTACTTTTCGCTAACTCTATGACACGCTTAACATCAGAGAGAGAGATAAGGCTAGGCGATAACTGCCCGTGCTCTGTCTCTATCTTCCCCTCTATTAGACGGTATCTATCGGTGGCCCGGGCCACGAGATAGCCCGCTCCCGCTCCCTCTAACTGCACACTATTAAGCGAGTGTAGGCTCTTATCTTTAGAAGAATGCGTGCTCGCTCCCTCTAGCAGCTCAATTAGTGCTGCATTCTCTAACTCTACCGTGTCGGTTTGGATCTTATTCTCTTGCACTGTAGTCATTACTTTACCCTTATCTCTTAGTTATCCGGCTAGGTACCGGCTACCCTCTACCGCTTACGCGGTAAAGGATAGTCACCTACCTAGTGAACTCTTTACTAAAGCATTCTATTAGTGTGCCGATACAGTAACCTTCTCCCGGCACGTACCATACGTGCCCGCTCACCCATATGAGCGCGGCAAGTAAAGCCAAAGCTCCGGGCAAGTAAATAAGTATCGCCCTCCCTCTCTTAGTAAGTCTCATTACTTATCTCCCTCTCTCTCGCATATACATAACCACTCTACTTGCCCGCAGTCATCGCAGTAGTCTCTCATTACTCTAGTCCCTCCACAATAGAGCGGGCATACTCATATGCCGGTTCACACTCTAGGACCGGAGTAGTGGCGGTATCAAACCAGTCACTAAAGCGGTAAGTAACGCTCACGATGTCGCGGTCCTTATGCTTAATCTCTAAGTAACTGCTAGGACCGCCATAGGATAGACATACGACGGTTAAAGTGTAGTTATCAATAGATAGGGCCGGGTCATCGAAGTAATCATCGTGATTAGGGTTATCCATCATCGCGGTTAGGTCCTCGTTAAGAGACTTTAGTGAGTCCTTAATTCTGTCCTGGCAAGTCTCTTGCTTTTTTGCTGTAGTCATTACTTTACCTCCATAACTAGGCCGAGAGTGAATTCACTATTTACTGCATCAAAGTCACCGGTTATTAGTTCATAGTCTGCATACTTATAGGCTTCTTCGTAATTATCCGCTTCTATCTCTGTCTCTAATTGTGTAGTAACTGTCGCGTAAACTCTGTACTTTGGCATTCTATTATCCTTATCCATTAAAGCGGTTTAGGTAGGTGGCTTTAATAAGTAAATCATAGGGGACTATTCCCTATAGTGCAAGGCCATAACTGCCGGAGTTTTGGTAACGATTAGATAACGATTATCCGGGTAACACGGTAGACAGTTAGCCCGGTTATGTTTAGGATCTAAACCCTAAAGAATTACCGGGAAGAGATAGGGCCGGGCTATCGGCCCGGCGATTAGGTCACCGGGTTAGAGGGTTAGGGCTATCGGTTCACCGGTTAGGCCATTACTTAATTAGGTAAGGCTTAGGTCAATAGGTAGCCGGGAAAGTAGTCCGCCCTCCGTATCTTTCTAACACCATAGACAATAACCGCCCGACTGTCTAACCCTTAGCCGTACAGTTAGGGTTCCGCGCAGCAACAGGGACCCGGGGTTGTTGAATTGTGCGGGCGTGGGCGGGGTACTCCCCAACAAAAAATATTTGCTAAAGTTAAAGCTGCATTGTGCCTCTGACCTGCGGTTTTAGTACTGTGATGTAACTCACATTAGGAAAGCGAGAAATCCAGTCCTTTTCCTGCCTTATATATAGTAGGGGAGTAAAACGGGGAGAGTATGTTTTACGACCCTTGGTTGGCCTCTAGCGAGGCCCCTAGGCCGAGTACTGACTTACCCCTCACTTCGCTGTAGCTCGCTCGGGCGTTAAGCCCGAACTGCCCAGTACTTTTAGTGGGGATAGCTCTATCTCTAATAGGAAGATCATACTCAACCTAGTAAAGGAATCTCTGATTCCGGCCAAGGCCACCGCGCCTTGTAAAAGAAATGAGCATCCGCGCCGATGATACGCAACTATACCGAAGAAGAGTTATATCTCCAGGCTACCTCTAGTAGAAAATTCTGGAAGCAGTACAAGCAAGAGCGAGAGTCCCGTCGCTTAGAAATGCGCCGCCAGATCGCGGCGGCAATTCTAGTAGAAGAGATGAGACGGGAAAACAGTGGCCGATAACAGCGCCGACATCGCCAAGAGAATCATCCTTGGTTGTGTAGCAGAGGGTATGACCATCGAGCAGGCTTGTGCCTCAGCTGGTAAATCCATTAAGACTTACGAGTACTACCGACGTACCGATAAGGTCTTCTGCGACAAGATTGACCGAACACGCCTAGGTCTAAAGGACAAGTCCTTTGCTTCCGGTGATGTCCACGACTTAACCTTTGCCGAGTTCCGCGAGAAGTTCCTGCACTCTAAGACCTTCCCACACCAGCAAAACCTGGTAGATATGATCGAAGGCCGCGAGCCTGGTTGGCTACACCCTTCTATGAAGTATGAGCCAGGGCTAGCATCTAATAGAATTTTATTAAACATCCCGCCCAACCACGCCAAGTCTATTACGATCACGGTGGACTATGTAACCTGGCAGGTAGTACGTAACCCCAACTTTAGAGTTTTGATTGTTTCCCAGACCCAGCAGTTAGCTGCCGACTTTCTCTACGCCATCAAGCAACGCCTGACACATCCGATGTATGAATCACTCCAACAGGCTTACGCTGCTGGCGTAGGGTTTAACTCTAAGTCAGCATCCTGGCAGGCAACCCGCGTCACCTTTGGTTCCGAGCTACGTGAGTCTAGCGAAAAAGATCCAAACATCGAAGCCATTGGTATCGGTGGTCAGATCTACGGTAAGCGTGCAGATATGATTATCGTAGATGACGCTGTTACATTAAAGAACGCTAACGAGTTTGAAAAGCAAATCCGTTGGTTAACCCAGGATGTGCGCTCTCGTTTGAACCCTACGGGTAAACTTGTAGTTATTGGTACGCGTGTTTCTGCGATGGACCTATACCGCGAGCTACGCAACGAAGACCGCTACCCTGGTGGACTGGTCCCGTGGAAGTACTTGGCTATGCCAGCGCTTTTGACTACGCACGAAGACCCTGACAAGTGGGAAACTTTGTGGCCTGCTTCCGATGCCCCATTCGATGGTCAGATGGAATCTGACAAGAACGAAGACGGCCTCTACCCTAGATGGAATGGTCGCAACCTTTACAACGAACGCCAAGCTATGGATGCAAGTACCTGGGCTTTGGTGTATCAACAACAAGATATCTCAGATGATGCCATCTTTGATCCAGTATGTGTGCGAGGTTCTATAGATGGTATGCGTAAAGCAGGTCGCTTGGTTCCTGGTCACCCAGGCCATCCGCGTGATGTTAATGGCTTTTCTTTTATTTGTGGTCTTGATCCCGCTATGGTTGGTGATACAGCCGTCGTTTGTTACGCTGTTGATCGGGTTACACATAAACGCTATATCGTTGATGCTATTAAGATCACTAGGCCAACGCCTGCTGCAATACGCCAACTAATCTTTGACTGGACTTCCCTATACCAGCCTAGTGAATGGATTGTGGAGAAGAATGCTTTTCAATCATTCCTTACGCAAGATGAGGGAATCCGCCAAAACCTTGCCTCACGGGGTGTGTTACTGCGAGAACACCACACTGGTAACAACAAATGGGACTCAGGTTTCGGTGTTGCTTCTATGTCAACATTGTTCGGCACAAAGCAGTTCGATGGTAAGCACCACCGCGACAACCTTATTCACTTACCTAGTGACCAAACTGAAAACGTTAAGGCGCTCATTGAGCAACTGATTACGTGGTCGCCTACTACTAAGGGCAAGACCGATATGGTGATGGCTCTGTGGTTCTGTGAAATTAGAGCACGCGAGATGCTTAACCAAGGTTTACATAAGACACATCATATGAAGAATCCTTTTCTATCTCGTTTCGAGGTAGGCAAACGAACAGTTGTCAACATAGATGAACTGCTCGCAGAGAAAGATCGCACATTCATCTAACTAGGAGATAACAATGCCAAATATGAAGAAGCCTATGCCTAAAGTTGTAGGCGCTAAGCCTAGCGTTAAGAAGCCTATGCCTAAGATTGAAGGTACCAAACCTTCTGTAAAGAAGAATATGCCAAAGGTTACAAAGAAGCCAGAGAAGATGACTCCTCAAGATGCAGCAATGAAGAAACTTCTTGAAAAGAAGTACGGCAAGATCTATGGCTAAGAATACTCCTAAAGGAACAGGCCGTGGAGATATTATTAACTACGGTTGGAAAGAAGCCGATAAGGTTTTGAACAAAGTTCGCAAAGAAGTTGCTAAGACTATTGCAGCTGGTGCAGTTGGCGGTATTGGAGCCAAGGTTGCATCAGAAGTTAGAGGCGTACTTGCTGCTAAGAAGGTTGCTGAAAAAGCACCTTATGTAAAGACAACACGTGGCACGCAAGCAAAGAACGCAGACATTAAATTAAAAGCACCTGGTTCTAAGAAGTCAGGATCTCCAAAGCCTGGAACAAAAGCAACCATTAAGAAGGTTGTTGAGCCAGCAAAGGGCGCTCCTATGGCTGGCGCTAAGGCTACTAAGAAAGCATCAAAGACAGGACGTGGTACTACTGTCGCTGTTATTGGTGCTGGCAAAGCATTAGAAACTGCATACAAGGTCGGCAAAGACCAAGGCAAAAAAGAAGCCAAGAAGAAGAAGTAAGGACCTCAATTGTTATCAGTCAAAGAAGTTGACGCTAAGCTGGCACGCTTACGTACTCGCTCATCAGCGCGAGATCAACGTATGCGTGATGTGCTCTCGGTGCGTCAGGGAGATATCTCTAAGGTATACCCTGCAATGTTTTCAGAGGAATATCCAAAGCCTCTGGTT